TACCAACATCATGCGGGCACACCCTTCTTACGCCGTGTGCGGCGAGCAGTACGATGCTAGCGGGCATTGCCACAGGTTGTTAGGCAACCAGCCTCCTCACATCTGGGGGATCGGAAATCCCCGGGTTTCCCCTGTTGCAGTGTAAATCCTACATTATATTATATCAAAAAACCAATGGTTGCAATCAAGGCAGCCATGGATATACAATAAGTTGCTATAAGATTAATATTTTTTTTCTTGTAAAAATCTTCTGGATCTACATAAAAATCATTATAATTAAAAGTCTTATACTTACTTATAATATCCTTATCTAATGGGGGCATATTTACATGGTGATCCCACCAGAGCAAGCGCATCGCAAGCCTCTTAAGGAGGCCTCCCCTACGCATGCAATTTACCCTAACCTCGCGGGCAGACTTCCTCCACCATCTTAGTGGGGGCGATGTCATGTCCTGCAGTGCCTTTGAAACACGCGCTACCTCAAGGGGGGTGTAAGTACTAACACTCCACAACTCGGGCCCATGAAGCGCTTCAAGAACTTCAGGCAAATGCTCTAGAGGGAGAGCCCAGGTGTTTCCCCACCAATCAAACTCTAAAAATCTGGGCAAAGGATCACAGTAAAGCAAGTATCTAAGGAAATGCACAGCTATTACTCTAGAAGCCCAAAGACTTGGGGCATGTTGTATCAGGAAACCTATCCACGCACCCAAGGGGTTAGAACCCTTTCCTTCCATGATACACCTAGCTAAGGGAATCCTGCAATCTCTTGTTAAATAATACATTTGACTACCATCCTTAAGCAAAGCTACACTAACATTGGAGCTACATGAGGTTAACTGTTCAAGGGAGTATTGGGGTTCTGGGGTTTCATCCTGGGGGCAGCCATAGGCTTTCATCCACATAGAGAAAGACTTACACCTGTTCACATCAACTTCCAAACCATCTGACTCTGCCACTATGACGCAGTCATCACCGTTGACCAACAGGTCCCATTCCTTGAACCCCGCCCTAGTGAGGGCAGCATTTGCCTTAACCCAGCAGGTAATCGTATTGGAGGAACTCGTGGTGAAAACTCCAGAAGCTCTGCAGTTACGAACGCCCGCATACTGGCCGTCTTGGGTCCTCATGGGGCCACCTGCGTAGAGGGTGGACAACGCTCTGATTCTCTCCCTGGTTTTGTCTCCAATCTGTGCTGAGCAGTATATTTCTTCCTCCTCTTTCACATCTTCTGGGGTGATAGTTGAGTCAAAGCAAACTGTATCACAGGTGAAACCAACGGGGTTTTTGAACTTTTGCCACATCTGAACCATCCTCTTCACTCTTGTTTGGGGGGTGTAATCGAAGCCATAAGCCTTTCCACACACAGCCTTGACGACTTTGGGGGCAATGTGACCTAACACCAGTTTTTCAACACATCTAGTCTCTAAGGGGGGGTATGCTATTATCCTTGGGGGCTTCCTAGTGGGTTTTTCTGGCGTTATAGCAAAGACCTCAACCTTGGGCATGATTGTAACCGTTCTGTGGTCCTCGGAGATCTCAGGAAGATTGTTGTAAACGGCCATCACCAACTCTTTGGCTCTAGCCGTCTCATCTTTCACCTCTTTACCAGTCAAGCCGGTCAAGTGTGAGCGAGCGCATTTAGCTCGAGTCAGTGATGCCATCTCACTGAAAGTCATCTCCCTCGAACGCACGTTCCTAGCTTTTGACCTGGCAACCTGGTACCACCTTTCAAGCGTTTCATCTTTCTTTCTCTCCCGCCACTTGGTCACCTTACCAATTCTCAATGTGATTTCCTCAGGCCTAGTTGCATACGCTTTGGACCTAACTTGGGCGAGACCTCGGGTTGCCACCGCTATTGCACTGGCAAGCCTTGGCACTCTTGTTGATGGAGTGAAGTTAGCCCAAACGTAGGAGTAGGTACACGTCTCCATGGTTTCCCAGGAGCCGTCCTCTCCGATCATGGGATTTCCACCCGTCAGCGGAGAGATTATGGGCCTGGATAAGGCTGTCAGCTCTTCCTCACTATCCTCCAATGGTGGCATTGAGGTCCCTGAGTCATCACTCTTTCCATCTGAGGGCCCCAAATGTTCCATTCCGGAGCTCATCATCATCATGTCTGCGGTGCCAGCGGCGGCAGCTCTCTCACAAAGGGCCTCAATCTCCTCAAGCGTGAGACCCTTCTTCCCTTCTTTAGGGGGGGGCTGGGGCTGGGGCTGAGGAGGGGTGAGAACTGGAGGCCATATGTGTGTTATAGACAATCCAGCAGGAGTATTACCAAACCCAGGAGCAGTGACGGAATCTAGCTCAGCGTGGGTCGCAACGCGCACATCAACGACCCCATTCTCAGTTTGAACCTTGTTGGTGCACAGCGCTCTGGCAACAACTTGTCTCCTGTCCTCCAATCTCATATTTTTCCGGGGGTCAGGTTGGGCCGGAGCAATGCCCGGGATTTCTGGCATTGCATCCGGCAAAGGCTGGAGCGTTTCTGGATGTGAAATGGCTGGATTAGATATGCAAATGGGCAGGTGCAGCATCCTTCCTTTGAACTTAACGACCCCCTTCCAATCAGTTTTACAGTGGCCTGCCCACGGGTTGATGAGCACCCCGTCGACTTTAACCGCTGCAGACACTTTAGGGACACTGAGTGAGATGGGCGTTTCGGGGGAGGTGGTGGCTATAGCCCAAATCTCATTGCCTCGGGACTCATACTCGATGTATTGATAATAGCCCCTCGGTATTACAAACTTCTTAGGGTTGTTAGCTAAGGGCCTGGGAGCACCCGAATATGTTGGATTGATGGGTACACCCCCGGACCACCATGAACAGCACTTCCTGGGGACTGAGATAGGCTTGGCTTGAGAATCCCGAACCTGCCAGAGCGTCTCTGCCCCGCAACCACATGTCACCGTGATTTGGCCATCACATGTGAACAATCCCTTCCAGGTGTTAGAGCAGGAAACATAGGGTACAGCAGGTATGGATAGTAGGCCCGAAACCAAACCCCTAAGGGCCTCCACCAAGAACCTCAAGAAATTGTAGGCAGACACAAGCATTTCACCAAAGATGGAATCAGTACACGGTTCATCGCTTGGCTCTTGGATCCAATCCATGAGTCTCTTTAAGAGGGCCCACGGGGTCAAACTAGCTAGCAGGTTGGTCAAGGTTTCTCTTAGATCCTGGGACTCCAGAAAATAATTGTTACAAACGGTTTGTTTGGAGAGCATGGACAACATTCTATTTTGCCAAGCATTATTTGCATCCTTAGAGAAGTAGTAACACAAAGCCCCCACTGCTATGCCGCCCGCGGCGGCAGTGGGATTCACCACCGCGGCTAGAAGACCTACCACCTCATCTGATGTCGGCATCGTGCCAGACAACACCTTCATGGCACACACTGCACTGTGTGATGCTGCGGTGTAACCAGAAAGCAGGTCAGCAACCATGGCAGGCAAAGTGAAAGAGGACACTGCGCACCCAAGTAAAGATGAAGCAACAAAGCAAGTGGAAGACCTCATGGGGGCAATCCTGGCGGCCAGCACCCCTCCAAGCAGCGCCAGGAAAGATTTGACTAGCATAGGCAAGGGGGTCACAAACATGCCGGTGAAGGACATGGCAGATGCCACCACTGGGTTTGCAGATAGGGTGAACAGGCCAGAAAAGTATTGGAGGCAGCCTAGTATTGATGCCAAATTAGACTCGCTGAGATCGTTGAGCAACGACACATGCTCTTTCTCTGAAAAAGCCCTCCACCCTCGCTGGAGGCCCACCCTCCACTCCGCCAGCTTGGACTGGCAGTATGGGAGGTAGTCGGCCGCCCAATCAAGAGCACACTCTTCCAGCTCGATTGCCGGCTCGTCAATCGTTTCATTGAGTCGCAGCTCAGGCCTACACACCACATTGAACGATGAAGTGCAAGCGAAATAGCCAAAGGTGTCAGTGGCAGCGTAGAGTAACAACAGGCCTGCGGAAGCACCAAGCAGCCCTCCTGTCCAGGAGGCCAATTCTTCATCAAAGCACGCCCTGAGACGTTCACAGTTTGGATGCTCCTTGCAGTGATTCGAGGGCCCATCAAGTCTGTACAGCAGGAAGGCTTCACCTTTACCAGTCAAGCCCTTCCATCTGGGAGAGTCATCGGGGGGCTGCGCGCGAGCCTCCCGCATCAGGGAATAAGCAACAGCAGTAAGGTATTCCCAGTTGTCTGCCTGTATTTTGGCCCTGTGCAGATCAGCATGAGAAGGAGGAGGCAAAGAAGCAAAGAAATCGCACCAATTTCCCAGACTGGCATGGAAAGTTCCAGTTCCAGCCTGCTGTTGGAAGGCAGTTAGGTAGACACTGATCTCTGCTGGAGTGAGCCCGAAGTAGGCGATTCCAGCATCATAAGCTGCCACCACAGAAGACAGCGGAACTTCATCAGATCCCCCTGGCGGCGGGGCAGCATACCTGTAAATCCCAGGCTTGCCTCTCCCCGTCCTCCCCCTTCGCTGAATGCGAGTAATGGCAGTAGACTGAGTAGAACACAGAGAGACAACAAAGGTTGGATCAAAATCAAAATTAATGACCTCAGACACGGACACACAAGAGTCAATAACAGAATCAAAGTTGCCGGTATACCCAGTCATCAGGGCATCAGTAGCTACAACCACCACGTTGCCCTCCCTGGGGATCACCCCAAGGTTGACGCCTCGGTAGTACGCCACTGCCTTGATGTTGGCTGCGTTTAATGCCTTGGCTATGTCCTCACACCTAGCTTTGGAAGGCATGAAAATCAAGTGCCTGCCGGTCCGCAGGGTGTCAAAAACGATCCACCTGCCCTTGACCAGCTCAAGATCTCCTTCTTCCGGCAATGGAGTTTCATCAACATTAGGGTGTGGTGTAACAGCACATCCAGGGGGGGTAGCAGTAGCAAGTATACATAGCTTGACTTTTGTAGTGGGAAGCATTGAAAGGACCTTTCCTATACCTAAGATGGAGGTAGAATCATTGGAGTGACATTCATCACACATCATCACATCATAACGTGCCAAGGACTCCCCAGCCAGGAACCTACCGTAAGTGCAGTAGGTTAGCCTGCTACCACGAGATATGGTGGTTTCACCCGCCATGATGTTAGGCGGCGTCTTAAATTCAGAGGTCATGTAAGGCTCCATCGCCAAAACTGTGGCCACCGATGGATTCAAAACCAAGACATTCCACCCCTTTCTCATATACTCAAGGGGTATTTTGGTGCTTTTCCCACTACCGGTCGGGGCCACAAGGTTGACAATCTTCTGCTCCTTTGGGACTGGCGGAGCCTCAGCGAGTTGGGAAGGGGGGGCCTCGGCTGCACGGGCAATGAACCTAGGATCCATTGGTTGGACTTTAATGCCCGACACCGTTGACATGACCTTGTGCACAGCTAGGAAAATACCTACAACATGAGACTGGGAACACAAAAGGGGGGCTCCAGATGAGCCCCGACACAAGTTCAAGGGCAGGTGACCCAACGGAGCCCATCTCTGATCATTGACCTTAACAACAGGCTTGACGCTTCCATCCTTGAGCACCAAAAAAGCTTCAGTAGGGGAGCAAGTGCAGGGTTCCAAATTAGTTGAGGTGTGAACTTTTGGGTATATTGCAATGTCCAGGTCTGGAAAGGTTGAGATGGGGCCTTGAGGTCCCATTGGGCCACACATACGCCTACCCCTGGCGCCATGGTTTGCCGTGATAGTCTTGTCTCCATATGTGAAACCCATCCAGGTGCGTGTGGGTCCGGAGAAGATGTGCACTTGGCCACTACCACCTTGGGAGTCTACTCCAGTTATGCAGCACTTTAAGGTTGACACCCACCCTCGTGAGGAGACGCGGTAGGCAGCAACTGGAGAGGACAGCTGGAATCCCGGGGGGACTGGCCCCACCCCTGCAGCCACCAGGTCACCCATCCTGCAAAAGACCGGCTTGCCGTTAATGATGGAGCGGCAGGCATGTTGCCTGGCATGGTCATAGTGGAATTCGACCTGGACCTCAAGAGGGAAGTACGGGTCTACATAAGGAACAGCTGTCGGTTCAGGGTCTTCTGCTAGATCCCCAAGGTGCTTATAGAGCCACATTTCTCTATCCGCTCCCAGCACGAGCAAAAGGGCCTGCAATTTAGAACCTAGCCACCTCCCTAATAGAGAAGCCTTGGTGATCCACCATGCCAGATCTCGAGACGTGTGGATAGGTAGGAGGAAATAGCATAGCTTAGACAGAGCATAGGCGGACAATACAACAACACAATAGCAATTCGCAACTTCATACAGCAATGTAGGCCAAAGAAAGAGGGTGGCAAACACTATTCGGGAATGTTTTTTGAAAACCATTTCACCAAAAGCCAAGACTGTCTCAGAGAAGAATCCCAAGGTATAAGAGATTTTAGGAGCAGAAAATGCGAGAGATCCTGACGCAACAAGCCCCAGGGCTCCGGTTACAGCAACCAGTGCACACTCTGATGAAAACGCCTCAACGGGGTTGATGGGGAGAAGAAGCAGAAAAGTCACCACATTGGGGCACAAGAGAAATGCTGCAACCTTGCCAAACCTAAACCCCATGAGGAACCTGGGAATTGCTTCCCAGGTGGTGTTACAAATAGACAAGGAGGCGTAGAGCAGAGGAGGCTGAGCGTATGAGTATGAAATATGAAGCCCTAAGCAATAGAGTAGCAAGACCCAGCGAGAACCAACGAGTGCCAGTAGAAGAGCAACTAGCACTCTCGTAGCTAGGCCATGCAGATTCACAAAAGCTGCAGCAGAGTAAATAACCTGGTAATCCTGGTTTCGGTCCTTGGAAACGAGCCCAGTTGACAGATCTCTGACTTCACTATAGAAACCGGCTGGAACGGAAGCCCAATACGACCGCCACACCTGCGGGGCGTAAGGCAGCCGCGCCCAAACGTACGGGGGATTGTCAGCAAAGGAGGCGTTATACCAGATGGTAAACGACACCTCATCGTCCCGCAATGTGAGCTGCTTCCAAACTCCCGCAAGCCGGTGAACTATGTGGCTCGGTGCTATGATGGCGCCACTCACCCGGTTTTGACACCCGGGAGGGCCGTCAAGAGATGCCGTGGTAAGCACTGGTATCCTACCACACCTTTCATAGGTAAGCAGGGGGTCGTGCCAAGAACAATCAGAGGAGCAAGCAACACACCGCCTGTCAACCTTGCGGTCAGAGCAGCAGGTGATAGTACCATTTCTCCACTCAAACGCGCACCCCCACCTCCTCTGAGGAAGAGTCACTTGATAGGTGGAAGGTATTGGCACTGGAACAACAAGTGGGGTATAACAGTAAGCAGACACCAACTCCCTGTCCTCTATGAATAGAGGGCAGGGCTTAGGGGCAAGCCAAGAAGAGCACTGCCAATGCAAGGACCCAACAGGGGCAGCCACAGACGCCTCAACATAGCTAGCAACTACGATGATGACCTTGACCCAATTCCCCTGGGCTGCAAAGTAGAGAACACCAGCCAAAACACCAAAGTGTATGTCAGCAAAGAGGTTGACAACAGCTTGAGGTATTTTGACAATAGAGGCGACCATAAGGGACACAGCAGAAAACTCAGATGTTAACCAGTGGAAGAAGCCTATCAACCCCGGTTCAGCTCCAGAGTCAACGATTAGGTAGCAGTCAGAATCTTGCAGGTTGACACGAAGGGGAAGGTTGGTAGAGACCCATTCGGTCAGTACAATGGCAACCCCACAGATCTCAGCAGCGCCAAAAGCGTCACAAGCAATCGCTGCTCCGGTTAGGAAGTCTATGTGTGAGGCTAAGACCGGGTCCTGCCCTGCGTGGTCAGGATGGTAGCTAGTCATAGGGGACGAGACAAGCCAACATTTACCCGGGGTGCAAATGACGCACCCCGGTTCATGGACACACATAAGCTCAGTACAATACACTACCTGGTCACGGGAACAACAGTTGGTCACAGCAAGCGAGTTGTTCATCCCCTCAGCTTGATACCGTCTTAGGGGCTTCGGTTCCACTGCCACAGGTAAACAAAGGATGAGGAAGAAAACCAACCCGAAGGGGCGAGTGAAGAAATTCACCCCATCCTCCACTAGTCGCACCCCGCGGGCGATCCCGTGCCCGAGACCGCCGACCAGCGGGCCAACAATGGGGACGGCCTGAAGGACATCCCCAACCAGCCCGAGGGCGCCATCCACCACATGGCCAAGGTTCCGTGACCGCAACCTTGGATCATTAGGGACCATGTTCAGTCTGGGAAAGACTAGCTCGGAAGCGGCGCCGAGCAGGGGGTCTATGATGGGAATACGTCCCCCCCTGTTGGACCCTAGGTAGCGGTAGTCACGGGTCGGCCTTCGCCTCCCAGAGGGCCCGCTAATGCGCGGGCCTACTGGGTAAAGGGGCCGGTAGACACCATTGACCACCACTCCCAGTTTCTTCGCTCTCGGCCGAGAGCGAGGCACATTTCTTGGGTTATTACTTTTATTTTTGTTTTTTTTGTTGGTAACAACTCTTTTGAACGTCATGATGGCGGTTTTCAGCCTCGACTCTCTGGGCTTGAGGCAAGACCCTATCAGGCAGTACGGTACTGGAAGGGGGGCCCCCCCCCACCATCACTCTTCACCACGGGCATGCCAAATTGCTCGGCCACGGAGGCAACGCGTCCCACGCCGGCGATTGTCCGGTTCCCGGATTCGTGGTGTCAAGTGCCGCTCTCCCAGAGAGCTAACCCGGTATCGATGCAGCATCCGCTCACGGGGCGTCCCCCATGGAGCTACCAGCTGCACCCCCCGGCTCCCATACCTCCCCACCTGGCTTGGTGGCGGTAAGGGCCTGGGGACCCGACTCCTACTCGTTACCTTTCGGCGTAAGGCGATAGGTATCCGGGCCAGGGTCGAAACCCTG